GTACACGTAATAGCAGATTGCACAAAATTTTCTTCCCCAACGCACCAATTTTTGTGCAAAATGTCAATAGACACAAAATATAGTGCCCACACCCCATAGGGTAGGGGAGTGGGCACATAATGCAGATTTTTTAGTTGGTACTTACCGGGTTAACGTTGGCGGCCTGATTGTTGCTGCCCGTTTTGACCAGCAGATTGTTATGTCCTACTGTGAGAACATTGCACCACTGGCAATAGGACGCATCCCCGGTCACATTGATACTTCCTGCCTGCGTGTTGCGTGTATTGCAAACTGCGATGCGCGCACCTCCTGTAACCGCGATGAAATATGTGGAAGGGCCATCAAGTATCGCGTTAGTCAATGTGACGTCGGTTGCATTGTTAAGAGATATGAAGTCATAGGTGCTCGTGGCAGAGGACCCTACAACACCGTTGATCGTCAACCGGCAATAGCCCGTTACGAGGATACACCGGTATGTTGCCCCAGCTCCTACGCATCCAATATCGGTAATCTGTGCGTCCTCATTGGCTCCGGAGCCCACCAGATACACCAGATTGTCAATTAGGTGATCGGCGAAAATGCGATTGATATAGACGTGACGGCTGAACCCTGTCCCGTGCGTGTAATAAATAACGTTATTCCACGGCCCGACACACAACCAATCTTCAAACCATCTGTCACCGGCTTGACCGTCTGCGGTGGTATCGGACAGGACAACCGCTTTAGAGATTTCTTCCGAAAAATTGTTGACGACGATGTGCTGCAATTTCAGGCCCGTATTGCCCTCATTGTTAAACTTGTTAAATACGGTGACATTTGCCGAGCCGTTTGTACTGTACTCGAAATTCTTGATTAACATACCGTTGTTGTTGGCGAAATCCACTGCGGTTGTGAACCCGTGCACGCTGCAATCTTCAAGGGTAAAGAATCGCGCCCACTGCACTTTAAATGCAACGCTTGCGGCAGTTGCGGGATTCTTCAAACCGACGGTGACGCCCTTAAAAGTGACATTTTCAAGGTGGCCGCCATAGTCTACATCGCTGTCCTGCGAGCCTACAATAGAAAACGCGGGGTTGACGGAATTGTCGAAAATGAAATACGGAATCAGCACGGCCCGGGGTCTGGATGCTGCACCAATAACGGTGGTGTCCCTCTTAACGGTAATAGTGCCGGTACAATAATATTGCCCAGTCAGGATAATGGGTTTATTGGCAGTGGCAGCATTAAAAGCGGCTTGAATTGCTACAGTGTCGTCCGTAGAGCCGTCACCCTTTGCGCCGTACATTTCGGGGGTAACGAAGACCTCCAAATCGACAGTGGATTTTTTCAGATCGTTGATGGCATCCTCCCGGGCCGTCTGCTCGGCCTCAATAGCCGTCCGGAGCTGTGTGTCAGCATCCTCCCGGGTCTGTTTCTCGGTGTCGATGGCTGTCTTGAGGTCGCTGTCAGCATCCTCCCGGGCCGTCTGCTCGGCCTCAATAGCCGTCTGGAGCTGTGTGTCAGCATCCTCCCGGGTCTGTTTCTCGGTGTCGATGGCTGTCTGGAGGTCGCTGTCAGCATCCTCCCGGGCCTGTTTCTCGGCGCTTAGGCCCTCATTAAACGCGGTAATAAGGTAATGCAAGACTTCATTTGTGGAACTGCTCACGCAGTTAGAGCCGGGCACGTAGGCGTCGCCGGCGATCATTGCTCTAGTGACACGTACAAGCGCCCCGTTGACCCACACAAGATCGTTGACAGCTCTATCGGCTGTAGCGGTGGGGCTGTGGCCCTCATCGTTGGGAGTGATGGCCTTTTTCACATCCGCCCAAAGCTCATCGAAATTGCCAATTTTTGTCCAAAACTCCGTACGGTCCAGAGACACACCGGACGGCACCGGTTGCACGGAAAGATATGCGTTGCCCTTGCTATCCACTACAACGGTGTTTGCTTCATACTGGCTAGTAATGTCCCACTGGATGGGGTCCGCATACTTGATTGTAGCCAGACTGACAAAGTTTGTCAGTTTGGTATTAAACTCATTCAGCACCTCAATAATCCAATCAAGATTGAGGTCATGGAAATTTGTGTAGGGCGCTCTGTGAATAGGGTTTATATTCATAATTGCCTCTCCTTAATATACCAGCAAACAAAAATTTGCCCGAATGTCCGTAACGATTTTATGAACAGCATTTCCCATTGCAAGTGTCAACTCTTTTGCAATAAGGTCTTGTGGGTCTCGCCCTGCCCGGCCCTTCTCGGTCACGGTGTCATTGTAGCCGTCGTGCAACTCCGAGCTATTGTTATCGGTTGTTGTCTGATCGGTGGTGGTCGTGTCCGTGCCGCTGCTGGTAATAGTGTTCCCAGTACCGAGGGCCGTTGTGCTCCTCTCCGCCGTTTGTAATGCCCCGCTGTCGAACCCCGTAACGTCCCGGGTGGTGCTGTCACTGCCGTTATTCTGGCCGGTGGTAGTCAGGTTAGGCGCTCGTGTAGTTGTTCCCTTCACGCCGTTTGTGCGGTTGTTTGTACCGCTGCTGGTCCCTGCATGATCGGTTGTTTTGGTTAGGTCCTCCGATGCCAAAACGTCGTATTCAAGGCCCAGGGCTGCCGCGTACCGGGTCCAGCTCGGGAGCATGGTTTCAGAATAGACGCCCAACGCCCGGCGCATTGTGGGGCCGTCAGCATACAGTACCTCTAATTCCAGTGTATCAAACAGTAATTGAGTGCAGACAGCTTCTTTAGATACACTATTTGGGACTTTCAAATCGTCGAACAGTTCCGTGTATCCCGTCAGCAACCCGTTAAAGCTCAAGGTTGAGTGCATCGTTGTTCACCTCCTGCGTATTAGTATCGGGTGGGAACCTCCAATCGACCCACAAAGTAGACTTATCAATTCCAAACAGTTTGTGAACCCGTTCGCAACCACGCTGCAAGCTATCCAACCAGAGCGACGCTTTTGCGGCTGTCTCAACGTTGTTAGAATTGACTTCGTCTGTCAACATCCTCTCTTTTTTGCTGGTATTGGTGTTGGGGATGCCCACTTCCGTGTCAAACAGCGCTTTAATGGTTTTAAGGGCTGTAAGCAATTCGTTGGTAATGAAGTTCCCTTTGAGGTCAGTTGCAAAATACATCCACGGGGCTTGCCCGGATGCCCCATTCTTGGGCGCTTTGAGCAAAGAGGCATCAACAAAAACGGCGGGGTCACCCTGCATAATCGCGTCAAACATCTTTTTAAAAGATTCTGCACCCGCTTTGTTGCCGGACGCAAACACGTAGGCAAGGCGGCTATTGATTAAATTGCTCTGGATGGTCTGGGCGGCAAGGGCCATCATGTCCCCATAATACGCCACAATATCCACCATGCCCCGGTAATCGGGCTGCAAATTGATGATCTCGCATTGTTTTCCGATTTGCAAATACGGGGACCCTTTAATAAAAGGGTTGGCAATGATGGAGTGGGTGGGATTGTAAAAAATGTTAATGCCGGTCAGTCCCATTCTGTCATATACCAGGCCATAACGGTCAGTTTTAAACACCGTAACACCACCCGAGCCAAAGACAAGATACTGCAAGCGGTTACTGGGCCAGGTGTCGGGCAATGTCCATCGGACCATAGACACGGCCTCAAGAAACAGGTATTTGCGAAAATAATAGGATAGGCTGTTACCCTTGGTGTGCATCACGGATGGAGTCACCGGGGACACATGAGCGTTGATTTGCTCGTAACTATAAGGAGCACTCACCGCAGACGGCCCCCTTTCGCCATTTTAAACAGCAACCATACCGGCAATTTGCCAGTAGGCCACGGCCCGGGACCCGGGCCCGGGCCCCCGCCCGAGTCCCACTCTACGTCCCATGTCCCCACCTGATTCGGGATCCTGATAATGCTGGACGGGTCCCTTAGGTTTCCGGCGGCATCGGCATATTCCCAATGTGTGTGGATGCCTGTGGCGTTGCCGGTCTCGCCCTGTGTGCCGATGAATTGCCCCTTGGAAATGGTGTCGCCCACGTTCCAAATTTGCGAGGCAAAGTGCGCGGCCCGCCATGTCGTGCCGTCGGCCATCCGTACTTTAATCATGTTGCCCCACGACTGATCGCCCGAGGTGCTGCCATTCCAGTGTTGAGCCACGACCACAACGCCCGACTCGGGCGCATAGGCTTTATGATCTCCGTGGACTGTGTCAATGCCCCTGTGGGGGCTACCGTCAGAGTATGCCGGATACCCGGCGGTGACTCTGATCGGCGACACGTCAGTAATACACTGTTTGTATACTGCCATTGTTTACGCCTCCTACTCTAAAAAGAATCCATTTTTCATATAGCTTTTAACGCTGTCAATCTCGGCGGCTGTTGCGGTTAATGCAATGTCGGGGTCATCTACCATAATGAACCCCGGTATACTGAACAGCTGGACGCGCTGGCAAAGGGGCCTGCCGTGGTCCTCGTTGTTGTCGTCCACAAGAATTTTAAAACGGGCAACTATATAAGGGATTGTATCAAAAGCTATTGTGGACCCCGTTGCGCCCTTGCTCGCTACATCTGCATTAGTCGCCTGTGCAGCATTTAAAATACCATTTCCAACGTCAGAAATAGAACCACCGGCTAACGCGGCCTGTAGACCTCCAAACGCAGCAGCAATACCGGTTTGAAGTAGTCCGTTGTTACCTGATGGGATGTCAAAAGTAATATTAGATAGTTGAATAGAAACACCTAATTTTGCTGCCGTTTCGTGTACTAACTGATTTGCGTTGGTGAATATACGTAAAATACTGTCGCCGGTGAAAAGGTCAACCATATATTGTATAGATAAGGTGACAGCGCCCCACAGTTTAGACGCGTCAAGAGGTATTACTCCAAAGGGCTGCAAGAAGATAGTGTAGTCCGTGTAGGGGGAGGCATTACAATACCCTCCGCGGCTTGCCGCTTGAGGGTGCTTCGGGATACTCACGCTCACCGATTTTGTTAATTTGTTATTATCTTCTCCCAAAATCCAACATGGGACGTCTATCGACCACCACCCGACATCTACACTTGAAACAAGCGGTAAATGGGCGGCGAGTTCGGCGATGTCAAATGGAAAGTAATTGCAACTTACGATATATTGATAGGGATTAAAAAGAACCTTTGTTAAATTGTCGCTAATTTCTGAATTGTCAATACTAAGGTAGGACACATCAGTCAGCAATTTTGCGGATAGTTTTTTGGCATTTGTAGGGGTCATTACTGCATATGTAATAGCCCCAATGGAGTTTGCGGCTTTAGCTATAAACCCAATAACAAAGAATCCCCCGCTAATTGTTTCCGCAAAGCCACCTTGAAAAGCGGTTGTTACACTTTGCACTTTAGCCGATGCCGGGTAGAGTCCATCTGAAATTGTACCATCATACTGCGCCGACGATCTTGTGACATACTCCGTACTATTGCCGATCTGTTCCCGGTAGCTGGCAAGAGTGTCAACAGTCAGCGACGCATTCCAAAGCCCGTCCGAATATGTCCAGTTCTTCACCCAGTAATACCGGCTGAACGTGGGAAGGTGACAATAATTGTACCCGGTGGGGTCGCTCTGTGTTGCAATTTTGATCTCGGGGTCAATGATATTACAAGGGGCTTTAAGGTCAATTCCAAACCCCTGCCCACCGCTGGGCAGCTTTGTGCTATTGGTGCGCTTCGCGAACTTATAAAAGGTAGCTTGCATTTTGCACCTCCTATAAAATAACCGGCGGGCATCTGCCCGCCGGTGCCGGTCAGGACTTAGAGGGGTCCGCGTCCTTGTGCGTGGTGGTTTTCAGGGTGGAGGCTCTCGCCGCCTTGGATGCGCTCGGCACGGTGACGTCTCCGGTGGTCATCAGGAACAGAACAGCGTTCTCGGTGAAGTCATCGTACCACGACCACCCGTAGTGATACCAGAAGTTCGTATACAGGCCGCGGGCGTTCATGGGGGTAGGAACCACACGAGACAGCTTCGGAGTGTAGCCGATGGCATCCCAGTCCAGCAGGCACCCGAATACATTGGAGAGCTGCACTGCTGCATTCTTGGACGCCGCACCGGCAGCAGTGGTCACAACAGGCGTCGCGGAAATGGTCTCGCGCTCGTCGATGTTCTGCCAGAAGGTGACCTGTTCGGCATCGCGGTATTTAAGCATGTTGTCGTGGAACACCTCGGGAATCACACGGGCGTCGATCTGGCTCTGCGTGCCGCTATACAGATAGAGGTGTTGACGATCATACGGAGTGTGCCGCATGATGTTGTACGTCGTGCCGCCGATCTTCCAATTTTGATGCCAGTTGATAGACCGCTCCTTCATAAGGCGGGAAATATCGTTGATACGGCCATAGGCGTACTTTGCAAACCCCGGGAAATTCGCTTCTTTGTAGACGTCCTGCACTGTCAGTTTGGCGCCCTGCTGGGCGTTGTACTCATCGAGCAAATACACAACGCTGTGCCGGCTGGTCACAGTCATGCCGGTCAGATGGTTGGCCATCAGGTTGTTGGCGAGGTTGCGTCGGTCAGCCTCGATCTGGTTAGAAAGGTGCAGCACGAAAGACGACCAGAACTGCGCCAGTTCCTCGGGGCCCTTAAATGCTGCCTCCATCTGGGTGTCAGCCTGCGTGTACACGCGGCTGTAATTGGTCTGGCCGTAGTAGTTTGTCTGAAGGACTTTAGGCTTGTGGACTTCGTACATGTCCACGCTCTGGCCGTCCTCCAGCGCCCACGCCTTATCGGTGACGGGGTCGCTGTCGCAGAAATTGATCTTCCGCACATGATTCGACCAGTCGTCGCCCGTGACCTGTAAGCGCTTCAGGGGTGCGTCGTAGGGGCGTACTGCAAAAATGGTGCGTCCCAGCACCTGACTAATCGCTTTAGTGTAATTGTCGGGGCCGGTCAGCAACGTGGCTTGCGCAACAGACACAAAGCTAGACGTGTCCACGATGGGCGACGTCGGGGTCTGACCGGTTGCCAGTTTGTTGATCTCCGTCAAAAGTGCGGCAATATCCGCAAAATCCATACCAAGCGGCATATTACTTCACTTCCTTTCCATAGGTCGGGTCAATAATTCGGGCCGTCACCGTGTCGGCGTTGGCCGTTGGCTGCTGCTGGATGCCAAGGCCCAGCGCATTCGCCTGCAACGTCTGCGTCATAGTCTGCATTGCCTGTGCGGTGGTCTGCTGACCCTGCAAAAGCTGCTGCAGCAGGGTCTCAAGGCCATCGTACTGCTGCGGCGCGGGCTGCGGCGCGGGCTGCGGCGCGGGCTGCGGCACGGGCTGCGGCGCGGGCTGCGGCACGGGCTGCGGTGCGGGCTGCGGGACGGGCTGCGGCTTCTCCATAGCTTCGATCTCTGATTTGGTATATCCGGCCATAGCGAGGGCCGCTTTTTCACTGATTTTCAACTTTGGTCGCCTCCATTACAACGTATGTGTCATGCACCAAGCATTTAATAACTTTGTCTTTGTCTCCTTTGGTTACGGGGCCCACTGCGCAACACTGCCGCGTGTGGGCGACGTCGGCCCAGTCGCTATAATAAGGGATTTTCAAACGGGCGCACAAATCAGCCAGCAGGAACGCGCGCTCGTTTGTGATTGACTGGGCAAAAATGATATAGCAACCCATAAGTCAGCTCTCCTTCTTGATCTCGTCCAGAGCGAGCCTCATTTCAGTAATAGCCGCAGTATTCTCCTTAACTACAGTGTTGCACTGATACCACATCAGCAGAAAAGCAGCGATAGGAAACCCAACGTTAGAAATAGCCTGAATTACAGTATTGGCATCCATTTTGTGCACCTCCTTACAGATACAAATAAATCTCAGGGTCATGCGCTGGCTGACGCTCGCCCGCCCCTTCTGGGGGCTGCCTATGGGCACCTGAGATTATC